TGTCCACTATTGCTGGGTAAGATCATCTTTAATTTCTCGCTCATACAGCCTTGCTTTATGAATAAAACGCACCCCAGCAGCCAGTGCTACTGGGGACGGAGGTGTTGCTGGTAAAGTTAGGTATTGGATCAATGAGTGAGTCAACATAATATTAAACTCACAATTATAAATCAGCCATATATTAGGAGCGCCAAAAAAAACCTGAAAACAATATAATAACAGGATAAATTTCAAGGCGACCAAGAATCATAGCTATGCACATTAAACATTTTGCAATGTCATTAAGCACTCCGAATGACGATGCAGTAGCCCCAAAACCTAATCCCATATTATTAATACATGCAGCCACTGTTGCAAATGATGTAAGAAAATCATATCCCATACCATTTAACACCAGTATAAAAAACACCGTGAAGAGAGTATAAAGAAAAAAGAAACTCCATACAGACCTCATTACACGATCTGTAACTATCTTCCCTCCTACATTTACACTCAACAACGCTCTGGGATGAGAAAGCTGATTTATCTCGTGTTTGCTTTGTTTGAAAAGTATAAGAAATCGAAGTGACTTAATTCCACCACAAGTTGAACCTATACATCCCCCAAAGAAACTTGACAACAGCAAAAACACTATCGTGTGCGTGGGCCAACTTGCATAATCCTGCGTAGCTAAACCATTATCAGTGAGCATGGAGCTGGCAAGAAAAAACGAATGAATAAAACTTCCATGCAAGTCATACATACCTATATGCCAGACCTGGAAAGAGGTAACAATGATCACCCCTAAGGCTATTAACAGAAAGAAACGAAGTTCAATATCTCTGATTAAAGGTTTTATCGTTTTCCTGCTAATAACAATATACCAAAGAGTGAAGTTGAAAGCCGATAGCAGGGAAAAAGAACCAGCCACCAGCTCAACCAAATAGTTATTAAAATATCCGATACTCTCGCTATGAGTTGAGAAACCACCAAGCGAAACTGTGGAAATCCCGTGACAAATAGCATCAAACAAAGGCATTCCTGCAAGTCTATAACAGACAATACAAGCAATACCTAATAAAGAATAAGTTATCCACAGTGTCCGTGACGTATCGGCCAGGCGGGGAGTGAGTTTGTCATCCTTAAATGGCCCCGGCATTTCTGACTGATAAAGCTTTGCACCACCAATACCCAATAATGGCAATACAGCAACCGCCAGAACAATAACTCCTAAACCACCTATAAAATTTAACTGTGACCGATAGTACAAATATGCCCGAGGTAATGAACTAACATCATCAATTACAGTTGCTCCTGTTGTTGTTATTCCAGAAACCCCTTCAAACAGAGCATCAATGAACGTTAAATTAAGTTCTGAGTCAATCCATAAAGGGAATGCACTAATAACAGAAAACAAAATCCAAAACATTACAATTATAATAAACCCATCACGGGTACGTAATTGAATGCCAGATTTCTTAGTTGTATACCACGCTCCGCCACCAATGCAAAAAAATATAACGAAAGTTATTAAGAAAACGAACAGGCTTTTTTCTTTATAAAACAATGCTACAACCATTGGTGGCAACATTGAAAGACTATAGAGCCAAACCAGGAACCCACACATATGAGTAACAACTCTTACATGAGATGTATTCATATCTAAATATTCTTTCAATTATAACCACCTTGCTGCAATATTATGATTATACTGTATAAAATTTAACTCCTCTTAGATCTTACTTCACTGTTCCTTATGAAACAATCATCAAAATGAATCATATTGTAGTTAAGATTTTACTTTAAACACTGCTCGGTTATGTATTGCTGAGCACCTTCAAGTTGGGCCTGCATCATTACCAGTCGTTCCCGGAGGGTGAAATAATCCCGTTCAGCGGTGTCTGCCAGTCGGGGGGAGGCTGCATTATCCACGCCGGAGGCGGTGGTGGCTTCACGCACTGACTGACAGACTGCTTTGATGTGCAACCGACGACGACCAGCGGCAACATCATCACGCAGAACATCATTTTCAGCTTTCGCATCAGCTAACTCCTTCGTGTATTTTGCATCGAGCGCAGCAACATCACGCTGACGCATCTGCATGTCAGTAATTGCCGCGTTCGCCAGCTTCAGTTCTCTGGCATTTTTGTCGCGCTGTTCTTTGTAGGCGATGGCGTTATCACGGTAATGATTAACACCCCATGACAGGCAGACGACGATGCAGATAACCAGAGCGGAGATAATCGCGGTTACTCTGCTCATACCTCAATCTCTCTGACCGTTCCGCCAGCTTCTTTGAATTTTGCAATCAGACTGTCAGCCTTATGCTCGAACTGACCATAACCAGCGCCCGGCAGTGAAGCCCATATATTGCTGCAACGGTCGATAGCCTGACGGATATCACCGCGATCAATCATCGGCAAAGCGCCACGCTCTTTAATCTGCTGCAGCGCTACAGCATCCTGACTTTCTGGAGAAAAATCTTTCAGGCCAAGTTGCTTGCGGTAGGCATCCCACCAGCGTGAAAGAAGCTGGTAACGTCCAGCGGCTGTTGATTTGAGTTTCGGATTTAGCGTGACAAGTTTGCGGGGGTGATCGGAGTAATCAGTGAACAGTTCGCCACCGACAATAACATCATAACCGTGATTTCTGGTTTTCTGCCGTCCGTTATCTGTTCCTTCTGACCATGCCACCATATCAAGGAAAGCTTTACGCTGGGAATTAAGTGTCTGCATTAATTACTCCTTATGGGCACCGAACTTGTTACCGATGACCCTCATTGCCGCACCACGAATAGCATCAACACCAATCAGCCCCACCCCACCACCAATGGCAACAGAAAGTGATTTAGGCCATCCGACATACTCAAGCGCGGATGCAAAGGTCAGCGTCAGAGCACCACAAAGCAGAATCTCAAGCGTTTTTCGTTTCCAGCCGCCGCCACCGCCAAAATAGGCAATGCGCAAACCAGCCATAATAATTGACATAACCACTGCACCCAGCGGCGTATCTCCACGCCACCAACTTTGTAAGAGTTCCAGTAAGTCAGGCCAGGAATGAGGGGCATTGTGCATTTTCATAAGCCTCACCTCCGAGAGTTCGGATGGTGCTAAGTGTAAGATTCAGGCTCTCAGGCTTGCTAACAAGAAGTCGAGGATCTTTCCGGAGCCTAACAACGAAAAAGCCCCGGGACATGCCGGGGCCAGATGGAGTGCCAGATTAAGCTTCTGGCGGTATATACTCGTGTTTGATATCGTTAAATCGCCAAAAGTAACAATTCAAACAAAGAGGATTTTTATGTCTGAAAAAAACAAACCACAAGGTGAAAATAAACCTCAGCAACCCGTGGCACCAAAACCAACTCCAACACAAAGTACTACAGACTTTGCTACACGTCGTGTTTTTGTTGGAGATTCTGCCGACTCAGTCATTGAACATATAAAAAAACAGCCGAGATAAACATCGCCGCTACCGGAGCAAGGATGGTATACATCCTTGCTTTATCGAGACTCGTGCGGATTTTCTCATTTTCCAACAGTAACTCTCTTGCTGTATCACTCAAGTCAACAAGGCGATACCTTCGTATAAGCGGCAATAACTTATCAGGTCCTAAATATCCTGCATCAGCGAATATTTTAAAGCTCGAGGGCTCCATATCCTTATATTTTTCATGATATAGATGATCAGGAGGGGCATTGATCAGGCCCCTAACCTTCACAGATAAACCAGTACATACCAAGTAAATGGCGCACCATGTCCATAGTAATGTAAATGTGGTAATTCCGGCGGTGAGAAAATCGAAATTAGTTTTCTGTGTCAGCAATAAAAAAGATGAACCAATTCCAACAATCTGAATGTTCAGAAGTTTGTATCCATTCTCAACATTGGTTTTGTTAGAAAGATGAATCTCTCGTATCGTCTCTTCCCCTTGTTTTTCAAGATAATCGACGAGCTCATCATCTACTCCTAAAAAATAATCTTTAGGTAGTTCTCTCATCTCACCTCCACATCCTGTACTGAAAACAATTTTACCAGAATGTCTCGATTCTAGGTATTCCGCCAGGAATCGCGCTCCAGAAATGAAACATCAGGTTCGCCAGTACCAGAAACAACAAAACCCGCTCAATGGCGGGTTCTGGTAAAGTTCATGCGCTTGGTTCGCCTCGCGATACAGCTTTGCGAAGCATACCGGAATTGAAGCAGTTTATGCGTAAAAAATCAAGCTATTTTTTGAGCAAATGATTCTCGCATGGGAATATATAGGGCATACTCAGCAACAGCCAACCAATTAGCAATTCGCTTTTCGCATGTGCTAAAACACCACTCAGGATGTGCATCATTTAGCAATTCAGCCATTTTGCGCTTAGTCATCCCCCGTCCTTCATACCGTTGCCGGAGGACACTAATCAATCCAGGATGCTCTGCCAGCACCTCACTTATGACTCTATCAATACATAACGCCTCTGCATCAGTACAATGCGCCAGCCAGGTCTTTTGCTTGCCATTGATCATCTCTCGCAAAAACGCTTCCAGCTCAGGTTTCTCTATTCCCGCTTTTTTCATCCTGCGCAGGGCTTCATTGACGGCTGTTTTCGTCAATTTTTTGGATGCCAGCAACTGGTTAAACATATTTCCCGTCTTACCGCCGCCAATATACGACCAGCGCCCCCACATGCGCAGTTTTCCCTGAATCCAGACACTTTCCAGCGTGGTGAGACGAAGGTGTTCCCCGCTTTTGCCTGTATTTGTTGGGTAAATCATAAATAACCTTCCTTTCTCCAGATTTCTTGTGTGCGAAAAACACCTTCTGCATGCATCAGGCGTAATTCTTCTTTGGTGTAATCGCTGGTTTTTACCCGCCCGTCGATTAAATCGTGGCATGAGCTACAGGCAATCGCTGCCTGCATATCGTGTGGTTTTGTCGCTGTTCCGCACGTCCCCGCCAGCCTATAATGCGCCAGCACAGATGTTTCGGGATTGTGATTGCAGTAGCCAGGAATTCTGACGGTGCACATCTGCCCCCGCGCCGCTTTACGTAAATCCACCATTACGCAAACTCCAGTAACTGTGCGGCCACATTTTCGACTTCCTCCGGAGAGGAAAATTTACGGAACAGGATCCAGTTCCACAGCACATTCAGTACGGATTTATAAACCTGCTGAAACTCGGTATCGTCCATATTTGCAAACGCGATAGATCTTGCCCTGCGTCCACGGCTACCGTCCGGATAAAAATGCTCGGTGTAAAATCCGGCCTCAATAGTTACCCATTCACGGAAAGCATCAAATGACTTTAGCAATGCCGTATCACAGGTTCTGCGTATCGCAATGGTATTCAGATATTGTTCTGCGGCATCACTCAGGGCTGGCGTATGTTCCCGGCCGACCGAGTCACACAGATAATCAACGAAACCGGACACAAGTTTTCGTTCACGAGAGGTGATCGCCCCACCGACAGGAGTCCAATAATCGAATCCGAGTTGCAGGAGTTTGAAAAAACGCTTGTGAAATGCGTAGTTACGAACGCGCTTAAAATCAGCGTGTATCCACTCACCTATTTTTATTTGATGCAAGAATTCGCAACTCTCCGGTGTTGCCGGGAGCAGTAATCCAGAAGAGGTATGTTTGATCAGTTGTATATGTGCCATCGGCNTGCCATCGGCTTTCTCCGGTGGCACGGTGTTACTCAGCAGGGGGTCAACCCTGCGCTGAATTGTAGATGAGTTCAATCGTCTTCAAAAGCAGAAAAGCCAGCTTTTAATCCAATTTCTTTTAATGTCCGTAATGATGTGACAAATTCATCTTCACGCAACATAAATCCGTCCGTCACATGCCCATTCAAGAGATATATTAACATAGCCCCACTAGGCTGTTGCAAAGCCCGTGAGCAATGAATGCAGTAACAACTAATAATTTCCCCATTTTCAACGCGCACAGCATAGAGACCATCTTTATTAAAAATTTTGCGCAACTTCTTGAAATCCATAAATAGAAATTTTCCAGATTAATAGCGTTCCCCTGAAGGGTCCATCCCTCTTCTCCCTGCGCGCTAACTAAGCAAACACGATTCTATTTACAACAGTCAGTCCCTCAAGACTTACTGCTAAAAGAGTACACAAAAAGCTAATTTCTCCACCACAACAAAAAACCCGCCGAAGCGGGTAAGTACGGGTGCGTTGAGGATGCCTGACACATCAGAGGTGGCGGGGGATTTCTCCCCCGCCGGGTCTCT